GATGTTATTCAAGTAATTGGTACAGTTATGATTGTTAATGTAACCACTGATTACTCATTAATTAACCTTACAGGTATTATCTAAATTAGGAGTTAATTATGGCAGACGCAGTCACCAGTCAAAAAATCATTGATAATGACAAAAAGCTTGTCTATAAATTTACTAATATATCCGATGGATCAGGAGAAGCATCTGTTGCTAAAATAGATGTTTCTGGTTTAAATACCAACAGCGAAGGGGAAACTTGTACACGAGTTACCCTTACACAACTTTGGTACGATATCGGAGGTTTTAGAGTTGCTATTGAATGGAACGCTACTTCTAATGTTGTTGCTCTTGTCCTTGGTGGAAGTGCAGCAATAGGAGTCTCTTCTGGTTATTATGACTTTAGAGAATGGGGCGGTATTACCAATAATGCAGGAAGCGGTATAAATGGAGATGTTGATTTAACAACTCACGGACATACTGCTCATGATCATTACACAATAGTAGCAGAATTTATTAAAAGTTATTAATAATGGCTACATCAGGCACTCGTGCATTTAGTTTAAATGTAGCGACAGCGATAGAAGAAGCATATGAGCTTGCGGGTTTAGAAGCCCGCACCTCTTATGACGCAGTTACCGCTAGGCGTTCTTTAGACATAATGTTTGCAGATTGGTCTAATCGTGGAGTTCAAATGTGGGAAGTGAGTAAACAAACTCAAGTTCTTACAAAAGGGACTAATGAGTATACTTTAAACTCGTATGATATTGATATATTAGACGCGTATATTGAAAGAACGATCAACGGCACTGTCACTGATTATCAATTAACCAGGATTGATCGTAATGAGTATTTAACTATTCCAACTAAAACTACTGAGGCGCGACCGACTCAATTTTGGCTAGAAAGATTAACAACCCCTGTTGTACACCTCTATCCCACGCCCGAGAACTCGACCGACAAACTCATTTACTATTCTTGGCAAAGAATACAAGACGCAGGAGCTTCTGTAAATGACACAGACATTCCAAGTCGTTTTATACCCTGTTTAGTTTCGGGGCTAGCTTATTATTTGTGTATAAAAAAGAACACTCAAAAACTTCCCATTATACAAGCTCTTTACGAAAAAGATTTACTAAACGCATTACAATACGACGCAGACAGATCTTCAGTTCATTTAGTGCCGAATAGAGGATATATTTAATGGCTTATGCTAGTGGAAAACATGCTTTAGCTATTTGCGATAGGTGTGGGTGGCAATACCCGTATTTATCCATGAAAACAGAATGGGATCATGCGCGGGTTTGTCCTGAGTGTTATGAACCAAAACATCCGCAATTAGATCCAATACAGGTTCCTATCGACGCAGAAGTTCTATGGAAACCTAGACCCGACGTACCACTCCCTCAATCGGGATTAGGAAAAGTTACAACTACAAATCTTTCGACAGATGTTATTAGTGAAACAGGAACTAATGCTATGGTATTTAAAGATGATCCAAACATAGGAAGTAAGTTTAGTGGGGAATCAGGCACAGGTGCATTAGGTGAATTAACAGTGAGTACAAACTAATGGCAGGATTTACAAAAAGCGGCTTAACTACCGCAATTCAAAATTACATGGAAAACACGGAAACCACGTTTACCTCAACTATTCCTACGTTTATAGAACAAACAGAAGAAAAGATTTTAAAAGCAGTTCAACTTCCTGTCTTCCGTAAAAACGTAACAGGTTCAGCTACTGCGTCTAATACTTATTTACAAATGCCCAGTGATTTTTTATCACCTTTTAGCTTAGCTGTTTTAAACGCAAGCAATGAGTATACTTACTTATTATTAAAACATGTTTCTTGGATTAGAGACTACACCCCTACCGCAACTACGACAGGAGATCCTTTGTATTATGCCGAATTTGATAATGAAACTTTTATCTTAGCCCCTACCCCTAGTTCAACCTTTACATTCGAATTACACTATTTTTACAGACCTGAGTCTCTAACCGACGCAGCAGATGGAGGAACAACGTGGTTAGCCACAAATGCATCTAATACCTTATTGTATGGGTGCTTAGTTGAAGCGGCTATTTTTATGAAATTAAATCCTCAAGAAGTAATGCTGTATGATCAAAAATACCAAGAAGGATTAGCTCAATTAAAAGTACTTGGAGAATCTAAAATTGTTCGAGATGAAACTCGTTATGATAATATTAGAATTTCTCCAGAAAGACCACCTCAACAACAATGATAAAAGAACCTATAACAGAATTAGAGGGGAAAAACATAGCCTTAGTAGCTATGGGACAAAGTCAGATTGATTATCACTTAGCTAGAACTCATAGTTTAACTTTTGACGAAGTTTGGGCGATTAATGCTATGGTAGGAGTTTTACCTGACGTGGATAGAGCTTTTATACTAGACCCTATGAGTCGGTTTTTAGACACAGAAGATGCGGGAACGATGACCCCAATGATGAGAAATCGTTTACCTCAAATACAATATCCTATTTATACTTGCGAACTAGACGAAAGAGTTCCTGCTGCGGAAGAGTTTCCATTAAAAGCTTTAGTTGCCGATTTAGGATGCGCGTATCTCAGTAACACCGTTGCCTACGCAATAGCGTTTGCGCTTTGGAATAAAGTAAGTCATTTAACTGTGTTCGGCGTAGATTTTACTTATAAAGGTAATATGCATTTTGCCGAAGCGGGAAGGGCTTGTTGTGAATTTTGGTTAGCTAAGTGCATGGATCAAAAAATTGAAGTTTCTGTTGCTCCTCGTTCTAATTTATTAGACACTGATGTAGATATAAAAAATAAATTGTATGGTTATCATCGTCTAGATGATCCCTTTATTACTTATGTAAAAGACGATAAAATGCAAGTATGTAAATGGTCTGAAGTACAAAAAGAAAAACAAGAATTTATAGGAATGATTGGAAGAAATGATTTAGAATTTAAAACACCCGAACCAAATAAATACTAATGCAAACAGAAGAATTTTTATCAGGATTAGGTGACTTAGGAGTTACCACAACGAACCACAGGGGTCACACAGTAGAAGAAGTAGCAGAAATGGCTACTAATAAACTAGTTTCTATTAGTGATGAAGCTCCTGCACCCATTAGGGCTCAAGCTCATGCCTTTAGACAAGCATGCAAAAAAGTGATTGAATTTTACATACAGGAAGGAATTAAAAACCACATGTGTACAATATGCAATCAATTAGAACAACAAGGTCATAAAGACCTAGCAAATATTATAAGGAGACTATAATGGCGATAACACAAGCAATGGCAACGAGTTTTAAAAAAGAACTTTTAGAAGCTAAACATAATTTTTTAGCCTCTGGCGGGAATAGTTTTAAATTAGCTCTTTACACAAGTTCAGCAACAATGAGTGCAGCAACAACAGCTTTTACTACAACAAATCAAGCGAGTGGAACTAACTATACTTCTGGAGGTAATGCATTAACAAATGTAAATCCATCAAGTTCTGGAACTACGGGTTTTACAGATTTTGCTGATTTAACTTTTGGCACAGCCACAATTACTGCAAGAGGGTGTATGATTTATAATGATACCAACGCTGATCGAGCAGTTGCCGTATTCGATTTTGGTGGAGATAAGACTTCTACAGCAGGTAGTTTTACTGTATCTTTCCCAACTGCTGATGCAAGTAATGCTGTTATTAGAATAGCGTAAATTTAGCTTATGGCTAATATCAACGGTTGGGGTAGAGGTACTTGGGGTCAACTGACCTGGGGTGAACCATTGCCTGTTGATATAACAGGAGTCGCGGCAACTACTGCGCTAGGTTCAGAGACTGTTACAGGTTCTGCTATTGTATACCCCACCACCGTTGCAGGAACAGGAGCAGTAGGTACACTTGTCGCGGCAGGTTTTGCTATCACAGGTGTTTCAGGAACTGCGTCGACCGTTGGGCTAGGGGATGAAACAGTTAGTTGTGATGCTAATGTTTATCCTACTAATGTAGTCGGAACAGCAGCAGTAGGTAGTGTCAGCACAGTTACTGATAATGTACTTTCTATCACAGGTGAGACAGCAGCAGGAGCAGTAGGTAGTCTCACTACCGCCGCCCACGCAAATATCTATCCCACAGGAGTAGAAAGCACAGGAAATATTACAAATTTATTGGTTTGGGGATTAGTAATTCCTGGACAAACCACCAGTTACACAACGATTTCTACTTCTCAAACAACAGATTGGGAAGAAGTCGCTTAACTAATATGAAAAAAGATACTATAATCAATCAGCACGGAGAATAAACGATGGCTAGTACATATGTAAACAACCTCAGACTTAACGAAATGGCTACTGGTGACGGTAGTGGAACTTGGGGCACAACAACAAATACGAATTTAGAGTTGATTGGACAAGCTTTAGGCTACGGCACTAGAGCCATAGCTAACGCGTCAACGGATAACATAACTATTGCAGACGGAGCTTCCGATTCTGACAGAGCCATGTACCTTAAACTTACTGGCGGTGGTCAAGCGTGTACAGTAACGCTATTACCAAACACAGTTTCAAAAGTATGGATGTTGG